GTATTACCCCACCAAAGGTCAGATGATCGAAAAGATCGGGCGCGAAAATTTTATTCGCAGCCTGTATACTTTCGAGAACCACCTCTTGGAGGGGCGCTCCTTCCCGGACTTCACCTGGGACACCATCCCCAAGGAGGACAAATTTAAGCTGGGGAAACTCACCTCTGGGCGGCTCCGTGTCATCCAGTCGGGAGACCTCATCTTCCTGTGCATCGTGATCCGCTGGCTAGCCCCAGCCGTGAAAGCCGTGTACGACCGCCACCCCCGTTTTTTGGTCAAGTTCACCCCTGCGGATTACGTGCGCAGGGTCACCTTAGCCTTCGAACGCATGGAGACCTGTGGATTCGATGCTGTGGGGCTGGATAAGGGAGTGTCAGCGGAATCAAATGCCGCCCTCATAACCTCTCTAGCCACGCACACCGGTACCCCCCGCCTCCTCATCGACCTGATGATCACCACAACCAACGAGGGCCCCCTCCAATTCGCCGACGGTACATTAACCGACACGCGAGTTGGGGGCAACCCCTCGGGAATTTGGATCACCACCCTCATCAACTCCTTCTTTTCAGACCTCATGATGGCGCAAGCCATTGTGGATGTGGGCCTCTCACTCTCACAGGTGGGGCGCTCCATCCTGTGGAGTATCACCGGAGACGATGTGTTGCTGGGGCTACTGCGCGCTATGCGGTGCCCCACCTCGGACGAACCCCTCTGGGCCTGCTTACTTCGTGAGCTTGGTACCAACGGGATTGAGTTCAAGTTTGATGGCATGGCAGGAGGAATGTACCCCGCCGGACTCGCCAGGCACGCCCCCTACCTAGGGCGCGTGTCTGTGCTTGTCGGCGGGTACGTGATGACTGTACCGTTAGAACCGCGGCGTAACCTGGGTTGGTTTCACACCTTCCCCTCGGGCCAAACAGACAAGGAAAAGATGGCATCATGGGTGGGGATCAGAGAGTCAGTGCTCGCGTACTTTGTGGCGCGCTCGCTTGACCCTTCGTTCCCCGTCCCAGACAGTGTGACGACTTATCTGGATCACTTCGACGCTGAAGTCAACAGGCTCCAGGCTGAACCATGGATGAAGGGCTTTAAGCCCATGTCCCTGGCACAGTCTTTTGCCTGCAGCGGAGCAGTGTCCCTGTTGGGCTAGGTGAGGTAGGATTAGGCCTAATTTGATTCTCCACATTAGGAGCGACTCAAGCCACAATCTTCACACCATTGCTTCTGTAGCCACATTCGATGCCTCCAGAAGTTCTGTTGCCAATTGCTATCTCGCGAGGGAAGTCCCGCCGCAACCGCTCGTCCCACCCCACAGATGGCTGGGTGCCCCCACCAGGGGGCGCCCTAGTTGTCGTGGA